TCTGGTGAAAAATCCAACTGGACTTCATCGTAATTATAGATATAGATAGACTTAGCGGTAGGATTAACAACGTCAAAATAGCTTATGCATGGGTCTTCGGGTGTGCCTGCGCATATTATATCTCCTGATAAGTCGTTTATCTGCAAGCCGTATAATTGCAGTATCGCAAATAAGCCTATCAATGTTGTGCCGATCCCTAAATAAATCCGTTTGTATTTTCCAGCTATATCTAACACCTATCTATATCTCATTAGTGCGTAATAAGCACCGCTACCTGAAGTCACTACAATAAACTTAGTAGTACAGACTGCATGAATCGGGAACTTAATCGCGCCTTCAAAGTCTCTATTGCCCCATTTACCGTCAAATACCTTATTACCTGCTGTCTTTGAATCCTTATATACTGTAAGTGTAGTTGATGCTGTCGCTGTTGCCGAACTTAATATTAGTTCAGACATCTTCATTTCTGATGTAGGTGTTATATCCAAATCCGTACTCAATGCGCCTGTGTAGGGTATTTGTTGTGTCCATCTATGTATATATGCCATATTTTAACCTCCTTTGATTATAATAGCCGGAGAATCAAAAAATCTCACGGTAAATAAATTAATACCTTACAGCAGTGTAGTAATAACTTGTGCTTGCTGCTCCGATTACCAATGCACCGCTCACGTTCAATGCCCCGCTTATTGTAGGTAGTGTTGCCGAACATGCCGCGCCGCTTGTAGCAAAGCCTATACTCCATGTTGTATCCGGGAAATTAGTCGCAAATTCTACAGTTCCTTCACTGCCTGCCGCACATGCTACCACTCCGCCGTTCACCATACTAAGCAGCCCGTCTGCATTGTTTATTTCGCTGCCCGTTACTGTGCCTGCTGAAAATATATTAGCACCGCTTATCTGGCTTGCTGAGTGAATACTACCAGTTACATTTATCTGTGATGATGTGGGTCTAACTTGATTTATCTCTTCGCCGCCCAGTCCGTCGTTTATTCCTGCCATGATTATGACCTCCTTAAAAGTTAAAACGCTGGCGAGCCGTTCAAGCCCGCCAACAATATTTACATTAAGCTAACACTGTCCATTCACTTCCGCCCGGCGTTCCGGCATCGTTCATGTAAAACTGTCTACCGGCAGCATCCCAACATATATCACTCCCCGTGGTTCCTGTTATCACATTGTCTGGGGTTCCCATACATACATGGTATGCCGGCATGCCTCCCGAAGTTCCTACCCCGTTAGCCATCCCGTCAACTGTGCCGATTACACTCCCTGCGGATAATGGTGTTGTTGCCATTCAATCACCTATTCGGTTGTTATCTCACACGTAGCGTAGTCCCTTAGGTATTTTACATCTACACGCATTGTAATAGCTGCGCCGGTCATGTCGTAGGTAGGCAGGTCGAAGTTCTCAACGGTTATATCTCTTTTATAGCCGATTGTGTATGATTCGTCCCTGTCTATGACGTAGGCATACTTGCAGTATGTTCCAGGTGTAGGTGTTGCGTTCCTGCTGAACTTAGCGCAGTTCATACCGAACAAAGTCCCTAAGAACCCTGTTTTTATCATCTCGGTATTGCCTGCCTTGTTTGCCTCTACGAATGTGTCGATGTTTCTCATATCCTGTAGGACCTCGTCGCCAATCAACATATCAGTAGGTGTATAATCGTATCTTTCCAGATAGTTCATACCTTCTGCGATGTTAGCGATTGTGATTGCAGCGCCGCCGGTTACTGTGTTGGTTGTAGCGTTCAGAGCGGTTATGATGAGTTCTGTCTCTTTCTCTGCAAACCTTTTACCTGCGTATTTGATATTTCTCTGGAACATATCAAACTGCGAATCTTCCATCATCTCTCTTGTGATTCTGATAGCTACGCCGTATTTGACTGGTGTGAGTTCCCTGTTTTCTGTGTCGATTGCATCCATAGGTATCTCTGCGCCTTCACCGACTTTTCTTATGTCCATTGAATTGGGGTCTACTTGGTTTACGTTCCAGCTGGATCCAAAGTTCTTAGTCTGTGATGCTGACCAATACATCGCGCATAGTTCTTTTGGTATTAGATGTTTGTCTGCCTCGTCACGCAATATAGGCGCTATGATTTTCGGTATAAGTAAGGTTCCTGCAACGCCCGTGTCTGTTGTTATGTATTCCTGTATTCTGTTGAATGTCATTTTTTTCACCTCCTTATAGATTCAAAGCGACAAGACAATAGTCTTCGCTTCCCGCGTTAGTCAGCGCTCTTCCGATGTATCCTATCATCTCTGAGCCTACTGCTGCACTTGAAATCGCAAGTACACAATCTTCCTCGCAACTAACCAGCATTCCGCCTGAAATTGCGCCGCCTGCTTTTACCAAGAATTTTCCTCTTGTTGCTATGGTTACAAGGTCTTCTGAGCCTGCGTTGCTTAGTGCCAATCCATTACACATCTCGTATGTGTCTTTCAGTGCGATTTCAAGGTCGCCGTCTGCGAAACTTGATGCCCGTGAACCGACCTGTGCTGTTGCGTCTGCGCCGGAAACGTAAACAAACTGACCGCCTGAAATTGTCTCTCTTGCTTTGCCTGTGAATGTTCTTGGGTTTTCACCGTCGAACAAAGAGCTACTGCTCCTAGTGGATTTCCTACTGCCATTTTCATCCCCTCTCAATTGTTAGAGCGCCGCCTTTCAAAGCACCGGTGCTTTCAGTCATTTTATACCCGGTATCTTTTTCACTTGCGTCGTCTTCGCCTTCTGCGTCAGCGTCTTCGGCTTCTGCGGCTTCTTTTTCAGCTTTTTCTTTAGCTTCTTTTTCAGTCTTTTCTTTTGCCTTTAGTTCAGCTTCTTCTTTTAGTTTTGTTTCTTTGGCTGTCTTATCGGCTTCTGCCTTTTCTTCGGCTGCTTTTTTCTCTTTTGCTTCTTTTTCCTTTGCGTCTGCTTCAGCTTTTTCGGCTTCTGCCTGTGTTCTGGCTTCTGCTTCTTTAGCTAATGCTTCTGCGACTGCTTTAGCAACTGTATCGGCTAGTTCTTCTTTTGTTACCGTATCAGGTGCTTTTTCGTTTGCTTTTTCTTTGGATATGCCTATCACCTTTTTCTCTTTTGTGTCTGTAGTCATCTTATATGCTTCACTCAAAGCTACTCCGAATGTTGCACCCTCATCTGCACCTACAGCGACTAAACTTAATTCTTTGAATGTTATCCCCCTTGCGACGTAAGAACCATCGTCTTCATCTTCATCAAACGAATCCAAAGTTGCGCCGACAGATACGCTATCCAGTCTGCCGTCTTTTATCATCTCTTGTGCGTTTTTGTCTATGACCTTCGCTTTGAATGTAACTTTGCTGTCTGCGTATCTGCCTTCTTTTACTCTACCCATGATATAATCCACTTCGTTTCTATGGTCTTTGAGTAAAGGAACACCGTTCAATGTATGCGCAGACGATTCCAGTTCTTCTTCTAAATACTTATGGTTGTTTGAAGTTGTAGTTGCGTTGATTGCTGTCCCTTCGATTATGAAATCCCCTAGTATTTATCTCTTTTATCGGTACTTGAAAATTTAATTTAATCACTTTATTCACCTCTTTAGTTCTCCATTGATCATAACAAATCGCTGACCGTTGCTTTTGGTCTGGATATTCGTCGCGCATCAGGTCCGAACCCATGCATCTGCTTATGAACTCCTGTTCTTTTTCACTTTTTTTTGGCTTGGGTATTGGCACTTTAATCTAACCTCACGTATCTGCTATCTTGTACTCTTTTGATTATGTTCTTATCTTCGCCCATTTCGTTCAGATTTAAATGTTGTGTCGGGTTTAATGTTCGTTCTCTGGACGGGGTGATGTATTCTGACTTGTTTGAGATTGATGTTGGGCCTTGAAGCGGATATACAATATCCCCCGTATGATTGGCAGTCACTACACTCTGACGCGTCTGTGAGTCTATCAGACATCCTCTATGTTTCAATCCTAATATCCTGCGTTCTAGTGTCATTTTCTGCTCGCCTTCCACAAATAAAATAAAAACGGGTCGAATCTTATTCCTGTATTGTTCGGTACGTTTTCTGCGTCTTTCATTATGTCCCTGATTTCGTACAGGAACTGTTTGATTTCAAATTCGTATCTGCCTGCCATGATTATGCACCATTTAAATGTGTGTGTGATTTTGCATCCCAGACAACTGTAGCTGCTCTTCCTGCGATATTGTCAAATTTAATCATATAACTCGAACCGGCGGATAATATCCAGTCTGTTTCTCCTTCTCCTGCAGATACTTGTGCTGTTACGAATTTTGTATCAATACCAGAACCACCTAACAAAAACGAACTACATATAACATCTCCACTTCCTGCTGCACCTATAGTAGGATTAGCAAATATTTTTGAATTTGTTATTTCTGAACAATCTCTTCTTCTATTGAATATTGGTATTTCTACTCCACTTGCGGAAACATGAACGTTCTCCATAAATACAGTTTTAGTATCGCCGTCTGCTTCTGTACTGATACTAAAATGTCCATTTACACTTCCTACATCAAATAAAATAGATGCACTTCCATTTTGAGGTATTTCATAGAATGTTGAACCAGCTGAATAATTTAAACATTTAGTAGTTCTCCAATGTCTATGAGTCATTACTACTAAACCTTCTTCAAGGACAGATACTCCGCTTATAACACTATCATAAACAGCGAGTTTATTGTCTGCAGTGACTTCTGCCCTGTGGGTTGTCCCAGTAAGGCTCCCCGATGTACCTTCGATGCCGCTCAACTTATCATTCCTCCAATAGTATTTTTTCTTTTAGTTTTTTGATTTTCTCTTGAACTCGGATTAAACATGCCGAACATACCCACATTCCATTTATCATGGTTATCGCTTCGTTTCCGCATCTATCATAATTCTTACATAATGGTTTGTTTCGTATATTCATTCTATCACTTTATAATTGCCAATAATGAGCATCTGCAGCGGGGGTGAATCGGCGGAGGGCTGACCGTATTTATGTCGAATACCTGGCCGTGTAGTGCGTTGCATATCTCACATGTGCGCTCTGAAACTGCGGCAAGCCATTTAACTTTTTTAATATCATTTTTCTTGTATGTCTTGATTAGTCCTTTATTTGCCGCGCGTACTGTTTCCGTTCTTGCGATTGTGTTGGGCCTGATAGATGATTTTACGATTACTTTCCCGTCTTTTTTAACGTCTTTCAGGTCTAATGTGTCTGTTATCTCTTTTTCTATCTCTTTTATTGTCTGGTTCTCTTTGAATGCGGTCTGTAATATGTCCCTTAGTTTCTCTATCTGTGTGCCTGATAGCTTGCCGTTTGCGATATCTGTGCTTGTGATTGCTGCTAGAAACTCGAATTTATCTGTTTTCAAGACGGTTAGTATATCTTGAAGATAGTCGGAATACGTCATTTTCTTGTTTTCTTTCAGGTTAGCGAACTCTTTTATGCTCATCTTGCCTGTCTCTTCGCGTTCTGATTCGGTGTAGATATTATGTGAAAATATATGGTCTTCTTTAGGTTTGTCTTTCGGGTATTCTGGTTGTTTGTCGTCTTCAGGCGGTTTCTGTTCGTCTTCGGGCGTTTCCTTTTCGGGTTTTGAGAGGTTGTTTGTCGTCTTCAGGCGGTTTCTGTTCGTCTTCGGGCGTTTCCTTTTCGGGTTTTGAGAGGTATTTTGGCGCATCTTCCATATCAAGTAATTTAGCTATCTCTAACTCGCACATTCTCCTGAGTGGTTCTGACGTGTTCATGGACTCAATTAGTTTTGTGAGTCTGTCTATTCGATTGTTTATCTCTTCTTCGCCCGGCAAGTTCCAACTGAAATCTACATTTTCATTAATGTCATGTGATTCTAATAATGGTTTGAATATATGCTCTTCGATTATGCTCTCTATCTCCTCCTGGATTACTGCCATTTTCCTTTGGAATATCTCGGACTGCGCTTTTGCCAGTCCTTCAGGGATATTCCCTCCTCCGAATAATACTATCGGTATCTCCATACCGAAAGCGACCAGTAGCATATCGTGGTCCAATACATCAGTAAGATTCTTGCCAATCTGCCCGAAGTCTATCACATTCATTTTAACATTAGAATCAGTTACCCACTCGGTGCGATTGTTCATCACTTGTAAGCTCTCTTTGAAAGTATCTACATCATCGGGATTCACTTGTTCGCCTTCACGCCCTACCGCAGCATGAATCGGCGCGCCCGCTTTTCTGCTGACTAATTTCTGTAAATCCTGCTCGTTTAATACCATGTTCTCTATTGTTCTTTCGTTAGGGTATATTATGCCTATCCCGTATGGTTCGCCGGCTATTTTGTTTATTCTCAGGTGCGCAATCTGATGTGGTTTGAAG